CCCATGACTGTGAATTCTATAAGACGAGCCATAGCAAGCAACATTACTTCGTGGAACAATTTCTGCAATGTACCGTGCCAATTCTTATCGCTAGTGATTTTCTGATGTTGTTTCCTAGCTACAGCTACACCGTATAACATATCTACGGTTGTGAGAGCGAAACATGTTACAAGCAATCCAACTATCGGGGTAATATACGCAGTAAACACAGCACCGGCAGCCACACAGAATTTTCCCCATGTACTACCGTTTGTTATAGTGTTTATTGTATTGGCAACGTGCCGTATAAATGTCCCAATAGATCCAGCACCATCCATTAACTTATTGTTATATATACTTTACCTTTCTTACAAGCATCCCTTACTTGTGGGAATAACAGTCGATACCAGTATCTACTATTTAATACTTTACCTACTTGTGTATTCTTCCCTACAAGTATACAGCCTAAAGAATCTGCGGCAGTATTGCCGCTGTGTATTCTGACTCCGCTGTAACCTGGCACATTAAGTAACAAAGGCATATATTGTTTAAATTTATTACTGTACGTGATCACTACTTCATAGGTTCCTGTAGGTATTGCGGTCTCCCCGTATACCTTATTCTTCTTGATAGTGTCTAAAGGCATTGTTTGTTTAAGCCCTCTGTCTTTATCTTCACACGTATCGCAGAAGTATTTACCATCTATATAAAGCTTTCCTATTGTATATGAATCACGTTTAGCTATACGTTTTAACTCTAAGTTCATGATTACGCGGCAGCGTTACCGTTGATGTAAAAATTGAGTCTCTCCTCAAGAGTTGTTACGCGAGCCTGCAATGCTATAATTGCGCTACGCAAATCATCAACGTTGATGTCTTTGTTCTTAAGACCTAATTGAAAAGCCTGGTTGAGTTCGCTTTGTTTCTTCTTAAGATTGCTATCCCAAAGCTGTTCAGAATCTGCGACAACACCCTCAGTAGAAACGCTAACTACTCTACCAAAAACTTTAATATCTTCGTTTGTAATCTTATCCATACTTAAGCAACTATTTTAATGTACGTTTTAATAGAAGCATCGCTGTCTACACGTACAGGATTGAGACATGCATAATAATATTTACTTCCAATTACTTCTGGCGATGAGATAGGAACATTACCTATACCGCTGTGTACAAGAGATATTGGCTTATTTGATACAATCCAAAGATACCAACCATTGTGCGTGTTTGTAACTTCGTGAGTACCTTCAATATCCTCCAACTCCGTAAGTAACGACAGATCTACATTCTCAGCACCGCTTGTAATATCAGAAGCCTCTTGATTGTCATTCTCAAAACTCTGATCATTGCGAATAGCGCCGAGAGGACGTACTGGAGCATAACCAATATAACACTTTTCAGCCGGCTCTATAACAACTGTGAATTCATCAGAAATAAGTTCAGACACAGCTGATTTTACAATCATACGAACTTCCTTCATTTTAGGTGAACTCTTTGTCATAATAATACCGTCATTATCGATCTGTACCAAATCATTATTAGTAGATTCAAATCTCAAAGGAGTATAAGGCCAGTTTCTAGGATTATAAGTAATAGTACTACCATTACCAAGAGTAACCTCTATATTGTATTTCTTTCCGTAGTTGTCACTAGCACCAAGAGCCATGTACTTATTCTGATACATATGATATGTATTCTCAACAACATTAATCGCTGCGATGTCTCCGTTCTCAAGGCTGTCAGTATCTACATCGATAACAATATCTCCGTCTACACCACTTTCGTCGTCTACAAGCGTAAGCACTTTGCCGTAATCAATAGTATAAGTATGAAGATCACAACGACCCCAACCAGTTTCATAAAGAACCAGAACGATCACAAGCTTATACTCACCGCAAGCAAACTGATCTGCAGCAGGGAAATAAACCTGAGCTCTATTATAGCCCTCCATTACTCTAGAAGGAGCAAGGAACTTAAAGTCTTCGTTTACATGTGGGGGTACTGGAGCCCATCCGAAATCACACATATCATGACCATAGTGTGAGCAATGAGCATAACATGCATGGTCGTCACAATGGAAAGGATGACCATAATTAGGTCTCATTGATGGATGAATATTGTCAAAAGAACAATAATGACTATGCCAGCAGTGCATAGGATCTTTGCAGCCAAATGGGCAGCAGTGTGGATGATGGTGATCGTGACGATAACCACAGAATCCAGCTCTGAAACAATCATAAGGAAGATGATGATAGTGATCAGGGCCACAGCTGTGCAAAGAGTATGCGTTAGGTCCACAGCAACCTGCACAGGGATCGATCCAAGGCTCTGTAAACTTCTTCATAGAAGTATTTACAAAGTATGCACGAAGCTGCTTAATGTTTGCTTGATCATAACTTTTAGGACCTCTTAAGGTTAGATTTAACCTTATATCATTTCCTATTCTTACTTTCATATTATAATATGTTTAAAAAATTAAAGCTGAGGTGGGAATCTCCCGCCCCAGCTCTAACGTATTTGTAAATTGATTTAATGACTGTTTAATTATTCTCCGCTAACTTAGAAGGTCTCAGGATCATAAGCATCCTTGTTGTCGATAGCATAAACAGTCTTCTGGCGTGCATCAATCATAGCCTTGATAACATTTACAAGACCGCCGGCAATTGTTGCAGGAGCCATAGCTTCACCATTATTTGAAGCGTAAATTTCAACGGTCTGCTTGGTCTTACGGAAGATATCGTCTGCAGCACGATACATGTTCTCGAACTCAAGCGTAATACCGCCGTATTTAAAGTTGATGTCTGCTGTAATAGCAGGTTTCGGATCGTACCAGTTGCAACGATGCAGAATGCCTTGGTAACCCTGAGCAGTACGCTCGTGGTCACGAACGTTCTTAGCACTAGCAGGATAGTTCACACCAACAGTCTTAGTGATCGTGCCAAGAGCATATTTATTGTTAGAAGCAAAACCAGCAGCCTGAGGATTAGAATACCAGCAGTTAGCGTTGAAACGAACCTTACCAGCAAAGTTCTCACTCTCGTTAGAGTTGTCATCGTCATAAGGCATAGCCTCAAGTGTGAGGACAGCGCCGCTTACAGAAGCATATACGCGAGCACGACGAGTCTCACGAGCTACTGCCTCAGCAAGACCAGCAGCGATCTTAGCACCGTCATCACCAGGCTTTGTGTAATAGTCATAAGACTCAGTCCAGTTACGATAACGAGTGGGCAGATCTTTGAAGGTCAGTCGAAGAATCACAGGGATTCCACCGAGAGCCAGCAGGTTTGCAGTGTCTGCATCAATATTAGAGAAATCAATCTTCACCGTGTCCTCACTGTCATCCTTATAAGTAAGGACAGAGAGAGACTTAATGTCAGCAACTTTGATTTCGTTAGACCACTTCACGCGAGGTACATATACTGTCGCACCGGCAGTTTTGTCATACTTGGTGAAGAAGTCGTTGGTGACAACACCAATCTTAAATGTGTCGCAATCAGCATCTGGAGTATAGATGTCTAAAATCTTACTACCATCCTGCTTTGCAGGGTCACAGTTCATAAACACATATTTACCAACAAGGTTAACAAGTGCTGCTTTGCTTGCTACACCCTCAAGCTCTTCGCTAGTGGCGAGCGATGCACCGTTCTTATTAGAAACGAGTACGGTATTTACGTATGTAATCATATATTTAAATTAATTTCTTCTACTCCCCCTATACGTTAGTGTCCACTCTGCGGGAGCACTAGTCCGGACCTAACCGGCTGGGGTTTCCACGTTAAAATTATTCTTGAGTATTTACTTCGGCTGTAATAGTTTTATAGCGCTCATCTTTTTGATTCTCTAAATACATTTGAGCAGCTATTTTAATTATCTCAGCCATTATTATATCTTCAAAATCCTCATACTCATTAAAAGGATTTTCAAGTGTTATTTCACTAGGTTTTTTAAGATACCCGAGTGTATACTCATGTATCTTATAATTCTTATCTGTCAATAGTCTACAACCATTGACTTCTCTTATTCGCAACGGTCTTGCTCTATGATACCTATAATGAAAGTCTGTAAGACTATTGGTTATTCTGTACATGAAACTATCCTGTGTGCATTCAAACATACAAGTATCCATCTTATGTCCACCTGACTTATCAGAAATAATTACATCTTCGTTGAGTGCAAATAGAAAGTCTTTAGGATATTCTATTATATATTGATCATAACTAGGTTGTTCATTATCGTATTCAAACTCATCATATTTCTTAGTTCTGAATAATTTGATAAGATCTAATCTACGCTTCTCGTTTTGTTCATAAGATGTACGATGCACAAAATCTCCATTGAACCGTTCTTTAGTAAACTTACCGACAGCCTGATTTAACCAAAACAAGGAATCGTCTGTAGAAGGCTTTTCTATAGCATCATCTATTCTTGCTATCTCTCTTTCAAATCCTTCGAGTATATTTATATATTTCATTGTCTATCCTCCCTTGGTTCTCTACGCTGTCTGTTGTTATTAGCAGCAAGTTTAAACTTATAGTTCTGAATATAAAGATCTATTGCGCCTTGTATAAGCTCATCAAAACAACTAAATGGTAATTCACAATAACTATGTACAGCCCCTGTAGACATATCATCATCATTGTACTTAAGTACATTGAACGCGTATGGTTGACAGTAGTATACAAGATCAAGTGCTACAATATTAGTATATATGTCATGTATCACTTTTATGTACGGACTATCAGATGCTGTACTTTCTAGTATAACTAGAGGGTTACGAAGTATACCACCGTGATTATAATATGTGCCTATTACTTGATCTACATCGTCATGCTTAATCATCTTATTGGGAGTATGTACATCAAACAGCAACTTACTATCTTGTTTATAGTTTTTGTTTATCACACTATTGCTGCGCACATATAAAAAGTAATCAGACGGTACTTCAAATACAGCTGTCTTTTCATCTGTATCTATATTCTTACTGTCAAACGGAATAGTTCTATGACGAACTAAAGTCTTAATGGAAT